TTCAGGAACAGGACCAACCTTTGCAACAGATGATAAAGGAATTAAATTAGTTTATTCTAATGGAACAGATGTAATTGATTCTTCACTTCAAAAATTATCAAGTGACTATGCTCCAACATTATCTGCAAACTTAGATACTAATGCAAAAAATATTATCATTGATTCTACATACGGAATCATAGATGAAAATGCAAATGAGCAAATCAAATTCACAACAACTGCATCAGCTACAAATGAAATTACAATAGCTAACGCTGCAGCTTCAAATAATCCATCTATTTCTGCAACAGGTGGAGATACAAATGTTGGATTAAATTTAACTCCAAAAGGTATTGGAAGAGTTACAGCAAATGGTAATGCTAAAATATTTGGTGTTGCTGAAGGTGTAACAATTACTACAACTTTCCAAACAACTTTAAATTATAATACTAATACACAAGCTGTTTATTTTTCAAATGTAGCAAATGGTGCTAACTTTACAGTTAATTTAAGAGGAGATGCATCTAATGCATTAAACGCGTCTCTAGCTACTGGTGAATCAGTGACTGTTGCTCTATTAGTTAAAAACGATAACACAACATATTACAACAACGTAATTCAAGTTGATGGAACTACTGTTACAGCAATTTGGCAAGGTGGATCAGCTCCTACAACAGGAAATGCTTCATCTACAGATGTATATACTTACACAGCAATTAAAACAGCAGCATCAACATACACAGTACTAGCAGCACAGACTCAATTTAAAGCTTAAGGAGAACTAGAAAGATGCCTTTAAACTCAACACGCGGAGCTGGATCAGCAAAAGGATTTGGATTTACAGGTGGAAAAGGATCCATAACAGTTGACGTTCTTATAGTCGCTGGTGGAGGTGGAGGTGGTAATCAGGGTGGAGCTGGTGGTGGAGCAGGTGGATATAGATTATTAAGTTCTCAAAAATTAACAGCAGCAGTACCAGTTACTATTGGCGGCGGTGGAGCTGCTGGACCTCCTGCAGGTGCAGCTGGGGTATCAGGGGATAATTCAAGTTTTGGAACTTTATCAGCGACTGGTGGAGGAGGAGGAAGAGCTAGGGTTAGTCCTGTAGCAGGTATACCTGGAGGATCTGGAGGAGGAGCAGGAGTTTCTGCTGAAGCTAATCCAGGAACAGAGGCATTAGGTATAGGAGGTTCAGGTAATGCTGGATCTTATTCTCCATCTGAAGGATCAAATGGAGGAAATAATGGTCCCGCTCCTGGTACATTTGTTTTTGCATCTGGAGGTGGGGGTGGAGCTTCACAAGTAGGAGCTAACGCACCTAATGAATATAGTGGAGCTGGAGCAGGTGGAAATGGAACAGATTCAACACCAACATTTGGAGCAGCACCACAACCATTCTATGGACCAACATCTGGAGTTTTTGCAGGTGGTGGGGGTGGAGCTAGTAGAGGAACACCAAATGAAGGTGGTAGACCAGGTGCACCTGGTGGATCAGGTGGTGGTGGACAAGGTGCAGGTACGAATGGTGGAGGTTCAAATGGAGTTATTAATACAGGTGCAGGAGGAGGAGGCGGAGGATATGAAACACCAGGCGGAGGAAGTGGTGGATCAGGAATTGTTCTTGTAAAAGCACCAACAACAGCTAATATTTCAGTTACTCCAGGAACAAATACAGTGACATCAACACCAGGTGGTAAAATAGCTAAATTTACAGTGCCTGGAACATTTAGTTTTTAATATGGCTCATTTTGCTGAAATAGATATAAACAATAAAGTTTTAAGAGTAATTACTGCTTGCAATCAAGATATTGCAAACAATGGTGGAGATCAATCTGAACAAGCTGCTTTACATTTTCAATCATTAAATAAATTTAGTGAAAATGGTGTTAAATGGGTTCAAACTTCTTATAACAACAATTTCAGAAAACAATATGCTGGAAAAGATTATACTTATGATCCAAATAAAGATAAATTTATTAGACCTCAACCATTTACATCTTGGTCGCTAGACGCTAATGATGACTGGCAAGCACCCGTTGCATATCCAACAGTTACAACTTATGGAGATAATAGAAAATACTTCATTAATTGGGATGAGACAAATTTAAGATGGTTAGGACTTGATTTTGATAGAAACGAATTTGCTTGGATACCAAGCAGTTCTTCATGGATAGCTACAGGTAATTAGAGCTATATACACCCTCTTTACTTTCATTAAAAATTATATTAAATAGATTCTATGATATGGTTTACAGGATCTGTAGACAATTTTTTTGATGATCCTTATGAAATTTTAGAATACTCTAAGAAATTAGAATATAAAAAAAGCACAGATGGTTCTTGGCCTGGAGAAAGAACTGAAAGTACCTTTAATTTTAATAAAGATTTTTTCATTTGGACTACAAAAAAAATAATGGCTTTATTATATCCAATGAATTTTTCTAATATGGAATGGATAGCAAATCAATATTTTCAAAAAATTGATGGAAATATTTTTAATAATAATGGTTGGATTCATGCAGATAAACAAAATGAATTAACTTCTATTATATATTTAAGCAAACACAAAAATTGTGGAACAAATATTTATGATTCTAAAAAATATAATTGCTTACCAATAAATACAAAACAAAAAGAAGAATCTTATAAAAATATTAAAAAGATAGAAGAATATAATAAATATTTAATACAAAATAATGAACGTTATGAGAAAACTATATCTTTTAATTCTAAATTTAATAGATTAATTTTTTTTGATGGTAATCAATATCATGCAGCTGAAAAATTTAAAGAAGAAAACTTAAAAGAAGAAAGACTTACTTTAATAACTTTTTTTCATAGTATAGTAGGACCTAATATAAAATATCCTATACCAGAAATGAAAAGAACAATTTAAATAACATGCATTTAAAAAATTATTATTTTTATTTTAAAAGTGCCTTAACATCTAGATTTTGTGACGATGTTATAAAATATGGAATTTCACAACAAGAACAATTGGCACTTATTGGTGAACAGTATAGTGAAAATAATGAAAATAAACTTTTATCTGATGAAAATTTAAAAGATTTAAAAAGGAAAAGAGATTCAAATGTTGCTTGGTTGGATGATCGTTGGATCTATAAAGAAATACAGCCATATATACATCAAGCAAATAAATTAGCTGGTTGGAATTTTGACTGGGATTTTTCTGAAGCATGTCAGTTTACAAAATATAAATTAAACCAATTTTATGATTGGCATTGTGATTCTTGGGAAACACCTTATGAAAATAAAAATAATTCAGATACATTTGGTAAAATTAGAAAATTATCTGTTACATGTTCTCTGTCAGCTCCAGAAGATTATGAAGGAGGTGAATTAGAATTTGATTTTAGAAATACAGACCCCGATAACCCAACAATAAGAAAATGTACAGAAATAGCTCCACGTGGAAGCATAGTTGTTTTTCCTTCTCATGTGTGGCATAGAGTTAAACCAGTAACAAAAGGAACAAGATATTCGTTAGTTATATGGAATCTTGGATACCCATTTAAATAAATGAAAGAAAATTTTTTAATTAAAAAAAATATTTTAAGTAAAGAAGTATTTAATACTATGAATAAAATAATTTTTAGTAATGAATTTCCATGGTATTTTTTATCAGATTCTGCTTTTAAAGAAGAATTTTTAAAAAAAGAAGAAATCGGAATAAATTATGGTTGGTCACATTTGTTATTTGATTTTGAAAAAGGAGGAATTAATTCTAATTTTTATCATTCATTTTATTATCCAATAATATTTATTTTAGAAAAATTTAATTTTAAAATTGAAAATCTATTAAGAATAAGAATAGGTTTAACAGCAACAATTGGAAAACCTGTTATTAATAAACCACATATTGATTGGGATTTTCCACATGAATCTATTATATTTTATTTTAATAATAGTGATGGTAATACTGTTTTTTATAATAAAGATAAAAAATCAGTAGTAAAAGAAATAACACCTATTGAAAATATGGCAGTAGGTTTTGATGGACATATATTTCATTCTAGTAGTAAACCTGTTAATACTCAAAGAAGAATAATTATGAATATAAATTTAAAAAAATAAAGGAGAAAAAATGAGTTTTAAAAAAAATAAATACACAGTAATTAAAGGAGCAATATCAGAAGATCTTGCAAAATTCTGTTATGATTATTTCATGATGAAAAGAAAAGTTGCAAGAACAATGTTTGATACAAAGTATATAAGTCAATTTACCGAATATTTTGGTGTCTGGAATGATCAACAAGTTCCAGAAACATATTCACATTATTCAGATATCGTAATGGAAACATTACTTGTAAAATTACTTCCTATCATGGAAGAGGCAACAGAATTAAAATTAAATACAAATTATTCATACGCTAGAATTTATAAAAAAGGAGATATATTACATCGCCATAAAGATAGGTTCTCCTGTGAAATATCTACAACTATGCATTTAGGCGGTGGTTGTTGGCCAATCTATTTAGAACCAGATGCATCACAGGGTGGTATAGATGAAAAGTCTGGTAAATATAAAGCATCAAAATCCAAAGGTGTTAAAGTATTATTAGAACCTGGGGACATGTTAATTTACAGGGGAAATGAATTAGAACATTGGAGAGATAAATTAACTTTTGATGACTGTGGTCAAGTATTCTTACATTACAATAATATTGAAACTAAAGGATCTAAAGAAAATATATACGATCGTAGACCTCATTTAGGACTTCCAGCTTGGTTTAAAAAATCATAATGACTCATAAATTTTATTATTCTGGACCATTGTTATATCATACTGAATTGAACGAAAATGACTTACAAAATCTTAAGAAAATATGTTTAAAAGATAAAACAAAAGATTCTAGAAGAAATTTAACAGGAGATTTTGATCATCAATATACAATTGATATTAAAAAATTTGATGAAATATTAAAAAATTATTTAACAGAATATCATCAGTGCTTTCAACATTGGTATAATAAAAAAATAACTAATTTTAAAACTGTTGCAGCTTGGGTTAATTTTATGAAAGAAGGGGATTTTAATCCATTACATGTACATGATTCTGATTTAAGTTGTGTTTTGTATTTAGATGTTCCCTTAAAATTAAAAGAAGAAAATAAAAAATATAAAGGAACAGACAGAGACGGTGGTCCAGGATCAATTAACTTTACTTTTCACGCTGGAAATGAAAAATTTAACATCAGTAATAAAAATTATTTTCCAAAAACAGGTGATTTTTTTATTTTTCCAGCTCATTTGTTGCATTGTGTATTTCCATTTAAGTCAAAAGTAGAAAGAACTTCAGTTTCAGCAAATTTTAAAATAGAAATAATTTAATGATTTATAGAACAAAAATAAACGATTATAAAAAAATAAATAAAAATTTATTAAAATTAATAAATAAAATTAAAAATCCATTAATAGATACAAATGATGCTATTTCAAACACAGATTGGTCGTTACCAAAAGATTATAAAAGGGAATATTTAGATTATTTTTATAAAATTATAGATCCTTATATGAAAGAATTGGCTCTAAAATTACATTCTAAAAGTTGGTGTATTCACAATGGTTGGTTTCAACAATATAAAAAATCAGATACTCATGCCTGGCATACACATGGTGGATCTAATTTTACAAATGTTTATTTTATAGAACTTCCTGATAAATCTTTAGGAACAGAAATATTAGGCTTTGATAAATTTGATTTAAATGAAGGAGATTTGTTTACATTTCCAGCTCATTTTTATCATAGATCTCCGATTAATAATTTAAATAAAAGAAAAACAATTATATCCTTTAACTGTGATTTTTTTGATTATATTGAATAAAACTAAAATATAATTGACTACCTTAATTAATAAAACTGTGTATAATAGCCCGTTATGCCTTTACAGAAGATACAATTTAAACCAGGATTTAATAAACAACAAACTGCAACCGGAGCCGAAGGGCAATGGATTGATGGTGATAATATTAGATTTCGTTATGGTGAACCACAAAAAATAGGTGGTTTCCAGCAACTCGTTGCTAGCACCTTGGCAGGTCCAGCGAGAGACCAGCACACTTGGACTGCATT